TTTCTCCTAAGTCTTAATAATATATTTTATTGTTAAATAAGGTTGTAATACAGAACTAGCAGTTCCGCTAAAAGTTAATGCTGATGGGTGATCGTGTCCTTGACCTGCTCCATCATTTCCACTTGTTACAGGGTTACCTGGTGCCCCGGTAATTGATCCGGACATAAATCCACTATTACCATTTCGTCCATAAGTAACTGCAGCAGCTCCAGGACTTGGGTGAGAGTGAGATGCAATTGTTGGAACTGATAAGGTAGTATTACCTACAGTCCCTGATACGTTTCCTGAAGCTGACACTGTATTTGCTCCACCAGTTGAGGCAAGAGCTTTTCCAGGAGATCTTCCCAAAACTACTTTATCTGCTAAATCAGGTAAATTAAAAGTAGATGCTCCATCACCAGCTCCGTATGTAGTTCCTATAACTCCAAACAAAGTTGAATAAGTTGATCTTGAAACAGCTGCACCAGCACATTCTAAAAAACCAGTTGGTAAAGAAGCATCTGTCCAAGGTACAATTAAACCTGTATTTACGCCTTGAATACCTGTTAAATCACTTCCATCAAAATTATATTTAGTTGCTTCGTAATTTGCCATAATATTTTCCTACGTCTTAATGACATACATTAATGCCATATATGGTTGAAGTACAGAGTTAGTTCCACCTGAAAAACTCAAAGATGTTAAAGGGTGATTATGTCCACCTCCACCA